TTGCCGTATCTCTTTCTTCTTGTGTCATGATTTTGGTTTTTAAAATAATGTAGGATATAATTTATTTGCTTCTGTTTTGGCAAATCCAAATTTTTCTATTTCATCTCTAATAGTTCTTTTTTGCTCTATCCATGCTTTGGCTTTTGTATAAAAGTCTTTTTTTATTTCAAAACCATAAGCCTTCCTGTTTATTTCTTCGGCTGCAATTAATGTACTTCCAGAACCAGCGCAAGGATCAATTACAACATCGCCAGGGTCGGTAAATATTTTAATTAAAGTTTTTAATAACTCTACAGGCTTTTGAGTAGGGTGTATTTTTTCGCTTTCATTATCTCTAGGCCAATCAATGCAATTAAATATCATTTTGCCATTATTGTTAAATTTTGGCAATCTATCCCTATAAAAAATCAATCCATATTCACAATTCCCGACAACTTTCATATTAGCTTTTAAAACTTGCGCGCTAAAATTTTTCCTAAAAACTAGATTTATATAGTTTTTCAATCCATATCTTGCGGCTAATTCAATCAAATACATTTGTTGGTCAAAAGCGCAAAACACAATCATGCAAGGTGCATCCCCTTTTTGTCTTGCTTCGCCTTCAATTTTTTTTGGTTTGCTTTCAGATTTTAACATAGTGCTACAAAAGTGCATAAATTCTGCGGGTCTAAAATCTTCATCGGTATCAAAAAAACTTTTTCCAGCTAGTGCGCTCTCTCCATTACTATTATCCCCATCTTTATACCATGCAGGATTTGAAGCATAGGCATTGTTACCTAAATTATAAGGTATGTCTGCAATTATTAATTGAGCCTTAGGGATAGCGTAAGATTTATAATTTTGGAAATGATCTCTATATATCATTTTATTTTTTTTAGTGGTAAAAAATAGAGCAGCTGGGGGACTGCCCTGTGAAACAATTATTAAGCGTAAAATCAATTCCAAATAAGATAATGTGAACCATTATCAATAATATTTAAAGTGCTATCATCATAATAGTTAGCCGAAAGATATTTTCTTGCAGCACCACTACGAAATTCGTTTTCTCCAATAACCGCATACTTTTTAGTGATGCGCAATAAGTTTCTAATTTGTAAAGCTGTTTTCTTTGAAGCTGTCATGATAATGTGTTTTAGTGGTAATTAATCGTTATGTCCTGTTGACCTTTCAAAGATACAAATAAATAATATCACTTGTATGTATTTTGTATAAAAAAAATAAAAAAAGTGAGACACAAAATATGTCTCACCCAAAAAACCAAATTATGACAAAAAACAAACGATTAATCTCTTAATAATACCTTACGCCAAACGGCTAATTTATACGCCAGTGCCCGGGCCCTGGGCATGTTTCCTTCTTCAATTTTGCGTAGATGATTCTTTCTTTCTATCAAATTATCCGAAGTAGGCTTTTCATTTCTTGCCATCTCCTGTGCTTCAGTCCACAACTCTTCTTTTTCTCCATAAAACCAATCTTTAATATATCCACGTTTCACACACTCATCATACCAAAAAATAGGTATTTCATCTAAAGTCTTATTAAAGTTCTTTAGCTTATTATCAAAATCTTTATCGTAATCTTCTGCTACTTTGCCTAATCGTTTAATCCTATCCTCTTCTTCTTTCTTTGCCTGAATATCGCTATCAATGGCATAATAGATTTTTTGCCTCCAAGTAATGTAAGAAGTTAATATTTTCCCTATGGCATGAAGATCTACTTTGCCATATAACTTATGGTCATTTAAATTTAATTCATCCTTTGCGAATTTCTCGAATGCCAGTTTTATCTCATCTACAGAAATCAACTTGTAAGAAGCTACAAAATCAATAAGCTCCATCAACTGGTCGGGTTTTACCTCAATGCCATATACCGGTAACAACTGATTTAAAACGTGTGTAATTTTCGGTATAGCTTCTTTAGTTCCTGTTTTAAAAATCCTTAATTCTCGGTTTTGGATAACAAGTTGCACATCTTGTATTTTCTCTTCGACCCGATTTGCAATCATTGGTAAGTTGTTCATAATGGTTTGGTTTTTATAAGTTATAAATTTCGCGTTCAACTTCTTGCCAGTAATCAGATAAATCAAAATCTTTATCTACTGATTTAATTTCTAAAATTTCAATTATTGCAATCAAAGCGCAATTCTTTGCTAACATAGAAACAATTATTTCCTGCCCTAATTCTCCGCCAATATTTAAAATAAGGAAATAGTACAGGTCGAAAAGTTCTTTTGCTTTTTCTTTTGGTGATTTGTTCATAATTTATTGGTTTTCGTATTGTTTCATTTTTTCAGCAAGAAGTTCAGCTATTCGATCATTCTTTTTCTTTTCAATCATTTCTGGGCTACTGGTTTGATACCCGGTAAATATCTTTGAAAATTGCCCATACAAAGTATTGGGAGTAAAATTTGCCCTTATCCATTTGTCGTTTAAATTCCATGCGGCCCTAACAAATACTTTAAGGGCTTCAATTGTATTGCCATAAGTGTCAACTTTTTCAAGCCAACGTAAAAGATAAACCATACCTCCAGCTTCTTTCGGACTCATTATATAATTTCCCTTTTTATCTTTTGGATAATTTGCTCCTGATAATCTTTCGAAGGTTTCGCAAAAAATGGTGAATGCTTCGTAGGTCGGGTTCGGCTTCCTTTCTTTATTTTCTTTTGGCGCAAATTTTTCTTTTGTTTCTTCTTTTTGTAATTCAGATATAAGTTGAAAAGGATTTACTTTGCCATTCTTTTTTTCCTTAATTTCAATTCCATTTATTTCGATGGGCGAAAATTCTTTTGAATTTTCAGAAGATTCTTTAAAGTCTATATTTGTAATAGTCTTTTTTTCTTTAAAGTCTTTATTTATTAGTGTTGAATTTTCCCGTGTCGGTTTTTTATCGTGTCGGTTTTTTACCGTGTCGGTATTTTTACCACTCGGTGTAAAATTTAAGGTATAATCATAGCTATCAAATTTACCTGTTTCCCTTCTTTGTTCCCTATTCAAATATCCTGTTTCCAAAAGTTCATCAATATACTTTCTAAGGGTGTCTTTTGTGTACCCTAGTTCCTTTGCCATTGCACCCTGATAAAATTTCCAATCATCAGGCATAGAAGCCATGTAACAAAAGATAAAACGAGCGCGGTCGCTTAGGCTTTTGTTTCGAATAATGTCATTGGGGATAATAGTAAAATTATCTTTGATTTTGTTATTTAGCTTGTTCATTTACCTTCTTGTTTTACTTTCATTTTAGAAAATGAATCTATGTGAAATATTAATCTTTTCTTTTCGCCTCCCGTTATAAATTTTCTATCATTACTAAGGCTATTTAAAATATTCATGTTTTGGTAAAACATCATTTGCTCTCCTTTTAAATCTATTTCGGGTTCAATTATTATAAAAAATGGTATCATTCCAGTAAGGTTTGCAATTTTCAATCTAAAATCAAATTGATAGGGAGGCAAACCGTGCCCATCAAAAGGAGGCGATTTAAATCTTTCTTGATATTTTACTTCATATATATATATTTTATTAGTTTTTTTATCAAAACTTATTAAGTCTATTTGCCCAAATTGTTGTTTACAATCCTTTAAAAGCTGCCTTACAATAGATTCTCCTAAAAAACCTTGTTTTAATTTTGCATCATCCATTCTGGTAAATATTTATTTTGTAATTCAATTCCATAAGAATTTCTATTTAAATTCATAGCGGCTTCGCAGGTTGTAAAACTGCCAGCGAAAGGGTCTAGAATATATTCTCCTTCATTACTAGATTTCTTAATAAGATATTCCAAAATATCCAATGGCTTTTCGGTAGGGTGTTTTAAATTGTTTGGAGCAACTCTATTAAATCTTAAAATATCCCTATCTCTTGTTCCGTTTAAATCTTTCCATTTTTCGTTGTATCCAAACAAAATAATATCGTAAGACCTTCCATAAGTTTTTAAATCTCCCATTCCAATAACCTCTCTATCCCAAATTAAAATATTTTTAAGTTTAAAATATTTTTCAAATACTGGCTTAATATTTTCTATTTCAAATGGATTGCCAAAAATGTAAATGTGTGCATCTGGTAATAAATGTTTTTTTGCTTCATAGAAAACATTATCCAAAATAGGTATTGTATCTTCTATTTTGTCATTGTCTATTTTATCCCATTTATTAGGATTAACGTGTCCACTTTTAAAATCCATTCCATAAGGAGGGTCACTAAGTAATAAGCTAATTTTATTAAGAGGTTCTTTTTTTAATACATCAATACTATTTCCTATAAAGTATTTTGGTAGATATTCCTTTGTGGAAATAATTTCCTTTTCAAAATTAGCTTTGTTTATTTCAAAATTATTTTGCTTCTCCTCCTTTTTAATCTCCTTGTATGCTTCATTGATTGACATTGTTCCAGTGTTCAACCTTGCTTTCACTTCGGGCGTGGCGTTGGCTTCAATTTTCTTTACTTTAGCTATTGTGTCGTGTGAAACATTAGCAACCTTTGCAATTTCTTTTTTTGTATCAATTTTTTGCAGGTTGTCAGAAATCTGACAAGGTGCATCGTATTGATTGCCATTATATATCTTTAAATTTTCCTTTGCCTTTTCCCGAAATACATCTTCAAGTTGCAAGGCCAAAACACTTCTTTGGTAATTAGATAGATTCCTTCGCCCAAATTGGTTATTAATCATCCACTCCTTAACACGATTAATATTCTCAAACTCCTTTTCAAGTGTTTCATAATTCATGTCGTGTTCTTGCGCAATCCTGTATCGGTTGTGCCCGTCGATTAAAATACCATTCCATGTTATTAATGGCTCGCGTATTCCTTCTTCAAGAATGTTGCGTTCAAGCTGCTTAAATTCCTCGTTTGATAATGGAGGGATAAGGCTTTCAAGTTCCTGTAATATTTGCATAGGTAGAAAAAAAATGCCCGACAGGTGGACATCTATCGGGCAAAGGTGAAACAAAGATTTGCTTCAATTTCCTTTGCATGGTGTCCACTCCGTGCAAAAGAATAAAACAAAGATACACTATTTCTTAATATTTTCTACTTTACTTTTAAACTCTGGATTCCCGATTAAACTTTTCAATTTAATCCATACCAACAACTTTTCAGGCGTTGTGTAAATTAGGGCTTTGTCTAAAGAGGTTTTTAGGAAGTCGTTC